CAATGAATCAGCATAAGATAATAGTATCTCCTACCCTTATTGAAAACGATTACTCTTCTACTAGACATCTACCTCCTGAGAAAGCCCCACAGTATAGATTGTTCCATCAGCTCACTAGGGTTACTCAGTCAAGAGGGTCTCTAGCCCATGACGATAGGTTAGAAGTATTATCTATGGCAGCTCACTATTGGGTAGAAGCCGTAGGTCAAGATGTAGATAGGCGTATGGAAGAAGACAAAGAACAAAGGCTACAAGATGAACTAGATAGATTCATGGAGAATGCTATTGGATACTCTAAGCCTAGTAATACTTGGATATAAAATAAATACTAAATAATACTTGAGATTCCTAATTTTCGTCGTTACTATGGGGTTCGTGGTGGCTAACAGCAGGAGTAGTTAAGTAATAATAATAGTATTATTTCCTACCTTGTCATTAAGAGGATATAATTATCCTATTGGTGTATTGGGTGCAACATGATTCCCCCTTCACGAGCCGAGATTATCTCCGCTCCGTTGAGTTAGGTCAGCGTTCCCACAGGTGTTAGTCATTTTCCCTGTGGGGGTGAAGTCCAAAAAATACCACAAAAATGTCAGTGGGTATATATAGAGGCGCGCCTCCCCGATTCCCCCATGCCACCCCCTCTGAAATCTTTGGGATATCCTAGGGTGCATTATAGTTCCCTTATAACTCTAAAAAGAGCATTATAATCCCATGGGTTTATACTGCCCTCTTTGGGTTAAATTAGAACATTATATTTCACCTGTCAATGTGGCATGCTCTAGAATCCGATATCTAAACATCTCAAGATTTTCTGTATTTTTCTTGACCGACTAGGTGCGCATCGCTAGGGGCTTCGCCCTCTTTTGCTGTACTCGAATCTAGGGGGGTTTCAGCAAAATAGGATATTGCAATTCTTAAAGCCTTTACCTGTAAGGAGTTACGGAGCATTAATTCTAAGGCTATTTTAAGCCGTTTTGAGAGCCTTTAGACCTAACCCCTATGATTACCCTAGTTAGGTATCGATTGGACATCTCAAGCGATTTAGCCTCTGTACTCGAATCTATGGGGGTTTCAGCAGAAATCAGGGGGTTTTAGGGGGGTTTCAGGAGAAATTTGGCTAAATTCAAAATATTTCCTAAATAATTGTTTTACATGTAAAGAGGTAGCTAAAATGGGGTCAGTCCATTGGGGCTACCCCCCTCTCTTTGAGGGGTGTTCTTTGCTGAGGGTTTGGGAAGCTGTAAACCCCTCGAAACGACAGGCTAGTTAGTAGGTCGAAGGTTGATGAAGGCATTCAGATACTCATCACCATTCCGAAACCGAAACCTCAAGGCGGATACCCGCTGAGTCGGCAGTCGGCAGACTGTTGCTCTTGCCCTTCGGGGCATGTTTAACAATTAGGTAGAATTTGAGTTTCGGTGAAACCCGTTGAAGGTGTCTGTTTTAAAACATACTAGGGAATCTCCATAAGGGGAGAGTTGATAGCTCTCTCAAAGCGTTGGACAGCGCTCTCTAGATTGTTGAAAAGTTTTCAGGGTATCCTGAAAACAGCAATATATAGGATTTAGAGAGGGAGAAACAGAAGTGGCTAACTAGCTGAGAATAAAGACGGTCGAAACCAAATAATAAAGCGCGGGGATAACCGTATTCACTGTTGAATACCGACTTGGACACTCGACTATAAAACTCAGAAACAGCTGAGATGTAAGACCGCGCTATCCCGCTGAAAACTGTAATGGCTAAGTTGAAAGACTTGGACGCGGGGAATGATAGACATATTGCAAATTTAGCACCCTTAGAGGTGCATCATACAGAGGGGGGCGAAGGTAGTAGGCATCTAAAGTGCAAGCCTCGCCCCCTGATTGTTCGTCAGAAGATGAGCGACTGACGCTGATGAGATAGCTCAATAAATCGAAACAATCAAAAGGTAACCAACCCTTAAATAAATATGAGAGTAATCACTAATAAACTAAGACAAATCTTTAGCACTGCTGACGGCGAAGCCCACGCTCTGCTATCTGTAACTGATATTGATGTTGAGACTATGCGCTTTATGTCCGACCTAGTACATGACTTGTTAGAGGCTTTAGAGAAAAGTAATGATGAAGTTGAAATTGAAGAAGAGTTAGAAGACGCTCTGCCTTTTTTAAACAGAATCAAAACTTTAAAAGAAGCGAATCTAGTACCCATTGAAGAACCCTTTGCTCGTGTCTACGTTGAATATGATTCGAGGAAGAAGATAGATAAATTACCCGCGAGAATTGCGGGGTTTAGAAGAAGCCTTAAAGGTATCTTCGGGAGAATCTATGAAGCCTTTGATACTCCAAGAGTTGAGCGTCAAGATGAGGGCGGTAATGGAATCTTAGGGATAGATACAAGAGTTATAAAGTGGGATAAAGTGGAAGAGGTAACCGCCGTAGAGCAGTGGCCTTACGAGGTAATGACTCACACACAAGATGAAGAAGACTTTGAAGATGACCGCATAGCAAGGAGGGGATATAAGATAAGGAAATAAATTTGATAGGGGGTTAGGTAATCCTAGCCCCCTGATTGTCTGCTATAGGATAGGCTCTATACACTGATGAGATAGCCTAAATTCGAAACAATCAGAGGTTGGAAACCTCAAATAAAATGAAACCAAAATTAAAGAAAGTAACTAATCATGAGGAAGCTATGGCTTTAATGAACAAAGAAGGAGACTGTGTATCACACGATTATCCAACAGTAAAGCTAGGACATAATACATATTTGATAGCAATAGACTACGGCTACAAGGTAACGTATCACGGCAACCCAATTATATTTTACTATGATGATGAAACAATTATAAGTAACTGCGGTTGGCATACAAACTCAACAACCGAAAGACTAAATCAATTAACAAAAGTATTCTTCCGTATCAGAAATGGAAAGCATGAATACTATGATTACTTAGGTTGGAAACCTTTAAATAAACATGGCCTATCTGTACTACCTTGTGCTTGGGCTACACCACCTAACAAACAGGAGAGATAAAATGACTAAATCACTTTTTTATTATGACTCACCGCGTGTGCTCAGTCTCGAACTGTTCGCAGATATCACGCCTTCACCTGATAACTTATTTACTAACATTCCTAATGATGAAGACCAACCAAAATGTCAATCATGTAATGACCCTTTACATACTAGACCTATAGTCTGCCAAAGCAGAGGATATCTATCCGCTTGGGCAGACAAAATATGTTACGACTGTATAAGTCTAAATAGTGAAGACATACATTGTTGTGAATTATGCTACGACTTTACGGCATACCCACACGGGGTAAAAGATATTAAAATGAAATCAGACCGATACTATCAGAGTTGGTCTGAAGACGTTGATGATGTCAGTAAAGAAAAGTACGCCACGATTGTATGGTCTTTCACTGAGCAAGCGACAAAAGAACAACTACTTTACCAAACATGGACAAAGTATTACCAACTAACACCTAACAAATAGGAGAAATAAAAATGGAATATAACGAAATAAATAATCAATACGAATACAATAAATATGTAAAGGCTACGGCTGAGGAAATTGTAAAGGACGCTGTAGAGCGATTAAAGCAAGCTAGCGAGGACGAAGAAAACGCGCCACCTATAGATGTAGAGGGCATAGAGGGCTGTATTGCTTACCATGGCATAGAGCACGAATGCCTAGACGCAGATGGGATAATAATGTATTACCATGGGCACAATATTATTCTTGAGCATACTGACAACGAAAATTATGGCGCGGAAAATATAGGTTGGGATTCTATGCAATCTGATAGTTTCCAAGGCATTAAACAAAATGTGGCTTATTGGGCTTTTTATGGTGATGTCATGGACTATCTAAGCGAAGCCATTACAAAGGGGGCAGAATAATAGACAAGAGATAAGAAATAATTCTTAACATGTCCTGAGCACGACGTTAAACTGCTCGTAACTTTTAACACTTAATCACCTGCGGAGGTGTAATAATACTAAACAAACAAATGACTAATGCAGAAATTTTAATTACAATTATTAAATCTTTAATGTCGGACGGTTGGCTAGTGCCAAACAGCGGTAGAGATTTTGAAGAAACAATACAAGAAATAAATAGAACATGTGGGAGAGAGTTTATTACTTTAACTAAAGACAAACACTCACCTATACATATAGACTATTGTACTGAGGGTGATGACTACTCTTATAACCCACCTTTAACATCTTGGTTTGTGGAATACTTTGACCACAATAAGGGGCATGAAACACTTACAAGATTAGTAGCACACGCTTCTAGTAAACAGGTAAGAGCTTTCCTATCACGCCTTGATAAAGTCCAAGAGTTTAAAGCTCAATGCTATGATGCTTCTTTAGAAAGACAAGAGAAAGCAAAGAATAGAGCAGAGTTTGTAGCTAAGTATATAGCTGATAACTGTGGTGTTACTAAGAAGGAAGTTGAGGAGGCAGAGAAAGCCTTTAAAGATACGGTAGAAGTAGTGCAGAAAAAAATTAGTACACTTAATAATGAATTTGAAACTACTGTTATCAATGAATCCATAAAGAACAGTTGGAACAAACGACCGTTGTACTTTCGTTGTGAGGAATATATCGATGACCTTGGTCGTGGTGTATCATGGGAAGAGTCTTATAAGAATTTAGTAGATGAAGTCTTCATACAATGGGAAGCTGACTTTGGTTTTAAAGAACCTAATGATATACTTAACTTTGCTAAGTTTATTGTCAAGGTAGATACTGAACTTAATGAATCAGTAAGTGAAGTAAAGCACCTATTGAAGGAAGCAGTGAAGCTGAAACACACATGGGATAAGACAAGTAGAGAAGCACATTCAATGTGGGCAGATAAGAATAATCAAGTAAACTATTATAATCATTAAATAATTATTATTACTAATCTTATGTCTTCTCCTAACGGAGCAAGCCACCACGAACCCCATAGTAATTATGCTGTGGGGTTCAATCAATAATAAAACCACAAAAATTTTTTCGTCTTTATCTATTGACAGGTTCTATAAATCTGTTAAGATAAATGACACCTAACGAGGAGTAGTCTTCCTCATAACAACCTAACAAAGGAGATTAACATGACTAAAGAAAACACTAATGAACCTACAAGGCCGACGAAGAGTACGCCTTACAAATACAAATGGCGTGAATGGTCGGTAGACACACGGCTTTATACTATTGAATCTGATAGGAAACTAAGCAAGGAAGAACTCGACGAGATAGGGCAGTCAAGCCATGTTGAAGCCGAAGCCATGTTGGAGCATGTTGAAGGTAGATGGGAAGATGGCATCATTAAAGGCACGACTATTACATATAACGGTGTGGAATATGGTGATGATGCTCAGTCTGATTCTTGGGAGGTGAAGTAATGAGTAGGCTACAGAAACTAGATGCTGAGGATTTAAAAACAGGTGGAATTATATTTCACATGTTACTCTTAGCTAAAGGAACAAGCGACGATAATACTATCATTAAAGATATGTTTACTCGTCTTGTAAATATATGTCCTGAATCAATCGAGGTTATTACAGGGCTAAGTAACGAGGCGTTTATCAATGCAATCAGAGCATCACAATTTAATTCGGAGGATAACTAATGGATAAATGCAGTTGGAAAAGATGTCGGCAATGGGGAGATTACATTGCTGTTGCCGACAGGAAAGAAGGCACATATAATTTGTGTGAAGAACATTGGGTGCGAGTTGCTGAACTAGAAAATGGTAACTCAATCCAAGAAAACTTAACAAGGGTAGCGATACCTAAGAAACATAATGGAGATAACAATGACTAACTACGAAACAGAAATGAAAGTGTCGTTACTTATTATAGGTTTACTACTACTACTTTGTGGTATAGCTATATATGTACACGACAAAAATAAATTTAAACCAACACTAGGGGATTACTTCTATGCAATAGCAGAACTAGAGAGTAGCCATGACCCACATGCTCAACACGAAGGTGATGAGATTGGAATGCATGGTATCACTCCTTCGTTTTGGAAAGATGCTATGGAGTTTAGTAACCTAAGAGGAACACATCAAGACTGCATTAATCCAAGTTATAGTGAAGCGATAATGATAGCGTACTATCGTCGCTATGCTAGTCATGCTTGGCTTAAACAGGATTGGTATACCCTTGCCCGTATACATCACGGGGGTTGGAATGGAATCAATCGTCCACATACTAAACAGTATGCGGAGAAAGTAATGAACATAATTAAACAGGAGGTAAATAAAAGATATGAAGCAAGTCGCTAACATAGTAGACACGATAAGGAACAGTACATGTTCAGACATAGAAGCACAAGGTATATCCTTACTGCTCCATGTTATGAGCCATGACCCTAATCCTTTGACGGTCAAAGAACTTCAAGACTTGGTTGGTGTATCACACGGCTCAATCATTCGCTACTTGCGTTTGCTTGGGAACAATGATGACCACCCTAGAGGAGGAGAATGTTTTGGTCTTATTCAATCGGTGTATTGCACTGAAGACAGACGGCGCAAGTTAGTTACATTAACTACTAAGGGTCGTAAGTTGAATCAGGAATTACAAGATGGATAAGCAACAACAACTAGAACAGGAGGCACTCGACAAGAGTGTCTCCCGTATCCGTAAGCAACAGCAGACTGCTATTACAAACGAAAGAGAAACAACTACAGTAACAGGAAGGATAGCATTATCAGGTGCAATACAACCATTAGCTGTAGCGATAGATGCTTGGGTAGAAGATGAAAAGGCGGGGTACAATAAGAAGTACAAGCCTTACTTTAAATTATTAAACTCAGAACTTACTGCTGTTGTCATAGCTCGGACTGTACTTGACGGTATAAGTAAAGACCGTAAGAGAACTGCACTTGCGGGTTCTATCGGTCGTGCTATACAACAAGAGTATCAACTACAAGAGTTCAAAAAGAATCATAAAAATTTATTTGTCGTTAAACTTAAAGAGTTAGAAACTGAAACAGATTCTACAAAAGAAAGTATGATGCTTAATGACCTACGCCGTGAAGGTATATGTAGTAAAGAGTGGAGCAAGAGAGACACCATTCATATAGGAATGGTAGCTCTTATGATGATGGAGAAATACACAGGTCTTATTAAACTGATAGAAGTTAAAGAAGGTAAGAACCTAGTAGGTAGAGTTACACCTAGTGCTGATATGTCAGCATGGTTGGAGGAAAGCTATAACAAAACTTCTATGTATTCTTTTATCTATGAACCTATGGTTGTCAAGCCACGCGATTGGACTAACGCTTTTGATGGTGGTTACTTATTAACAGAGTTTCAGAACAAAGGATTGTTTGTAAACGATAGAGGTAAGCACGACAAAATACAGTACCATGAACACCCATCTTTGTTTGATGCAGTTAATCACTTACAAGGTACAGGTTGGCGCGTCAATAAGGAAATACTTAATAAAGCTTCAGAGTTATGGGAAAGCAACTCACAAGTAGGAGGATTACCTAACAGAGACTTCTACCCTGAGCCAAGTAAACCTTTATTGTCTGATGATAAAGTGTCGTGGGCTAGGTACTATAAGAGAGTAAACATAACAAGGCGAGCAAACAATTTAAACTTAGGACAGAGATACAGGACAAGCGACACGCTGAGAATGGCTAACAAATTTAAAGATGAAAGTCATATCTACTTTCCATATCACTTGGACTTTAGAGGTAGAGCTTATCCTTTTGTTAAGAGTCTTAGCCCGCAAGGTGATGACTTAGCTAAGGGCTTGCTTCACTTTGCTGAAGCTAAACCTATAGTTAATAAAGAACAAGAGACATACTTCTATGTTCATGGTGCTAACATGTTTGGAATCAAAGGCACTATACAAGAGCGGTATGATTGGGTAGTGGAGAACCGTGAATGGTTACTCAGGACAGGTGATGACCCACGTTATTCTTTATGGGGTAGCGTATCTAAACCTTTCCAATTCTTAGCATGGGTACTTGAATTTAAAGACTACGAACGATACGGTGTACACCACCTGTCTCGTATACCTATTGCAATGGACGGAAGCTGTAACGGTTTACAACTTATTAGCCTACTACTTAAAGATGAAAACATGGGACGCAGTACAAACTGTACACCACAAGACGTACCCGCAGACCTTTATCAAGAAGTAGCTGATGAAGTTAAGAGAAGACTACAAGAGAATCCTGACAACACTAACCTAAAGATATTAAAGCTAAGGAACATAGACCGTAGCCTGATGAAGAAAGCTGTAATGACTGTGCCTTATGGTGCTACTTACTTCACAATCTATAACATGTTCTTGTCTTTGTTTGTAGATGAGCATGCCAAAGCGTTTGCTTATAACGCAGAGTTAGGTCAGGGTCATAGGACTATGGCATCACACTCTGCTAGATTAGCTAGGGTTACTTGGGATACTATCAAAGATATAATACCTAACGCTATTAAGTTTAACAGATGGTTAAGGCAAACAATAAAACCTTTAATCACAGATAACCAAGAAATATCATGGGTTAGTCCTATAGGTATAAGAGTGTATCAAGAATATAAAACAAGGATAAGCAATAGAATAACTACAGCTATCGGTACTCAGGTACGAAGGAACATTCGTTACAAAGAGGAGACCGCTACTCTATCAGTAAGTAGAAATAACTATGGCATCATGCCTAACTACATACATAGCCTTGATGCTTCAGTAATGTTAATGACTACCAATCACATGAAAGAACTAGGGGTAGGAAACCTATCAATGGTTCACGACTCCTTCGCTACTCATGCGCTTGATGCGCCTAAGTTGGCAAAGGGTTTACGAAAAATAGTTACAGAAATTTTTTCAGAAAATCTTTTGAATCTATTTGACATGGATACACTCGGTTGTTATCCTAATCTAAAAGAAAGTCGAACTCGTTTAGAGCGAGGGGCTTTAGACATAAACCAATTAACCAAGTCCTTATACTTCTTTCATTAGAGTAAAGGCACAATCTAATAATGGCATTAAAACCTAAACAAATAACCACACCTATAGGGCAATCACATTGGTGTGCGTTAAACCCTGACAGCCCTGATACTAAGTTCGGTTCTAAGTGGTACGTTGATTTACTCGTACCTAAGAAGGACATGAAAGAATTTGTATCGAACGTGGAGTCTTTTCTTGATGAGGCTCGTAACCAATTTGGTAAAGATAAGAAAGTAAATCCTTTACCTATTAAAGAACATTTTGATGAAGACGGAAACAAGACTGACTTCTTAGTTATCAAGTGTAAGCTTGTAGCTGAAGGTCAGCGTAAAGATGGAAGTCTTTATCAGAATAAGTTAGTCCTCTTTGACTGTGATACTAAACCGTTCACACCTGAAGGTACTATAGGTATGGGAACTAAGATGAGAGTTTCCATTAACATGGTAGCCTATGATGTTCAAGGAGTAGGAGTTACATTTAAAATAAAATCAGCACAGATTATAGATGTTAATTACTACGACGGTGCATCAGCATCAGACTTTGATTCGGTTGAAGGTAACACTTCTAACGGAGATACATCAGAGGACTTTAAGGAAGAAGAAGAGGGAGGAAGTTCCACCTTCGACTTCTAATTGTTTGTAACTTAATTATTATTTTTATTTTTTAATGTTATATCTTCAGCTTTTGCAGAACCCTGTCCCTGCTTCACGACCTCGCGTTACTCGTTGGGGAGTGTACTATGGGAAGCGATATACTGCGTATCGTAAAGATGCACACGCTACCATAGAGCAAGCGATAGGCGAAGCAAAGGCTGAGGGTATACTTCCAATAGACAGCACTCTAATAGTTGCACAACTATATGAGGTAAAGAAACCTAAGACAACTAAGTTAGAGTATCCTAACCCTGACTTAGATAACCTAACTAAATCTTTATGGGACGCACTCCAATCTCATGGAGTCATACAAGATGACAAACAGATACTCGCGTCAATAGAAACAAAAAGATGGACAACAACAATACCAATGACACACATAATAATTCAGACAGTAACTTCAAAGGACATCAAGCATGTCCTGACTGCGGAAGCTCAGACGCTTGTGCAGTCTATGATGACGGGCACACTTGGTGCTTTAGCTGTAACACCTACAGAGATGGAGAAGGAGTGAAGGGAGAGCAATCACTACCTACTTCTCTTATAGACTCAGAACCTAAAGCTCTCACTAAAAGAAAGATAGACCTTGATACTTGTAAGAAGTGGGACTACGGACTAGCAACACACAACGGTTCACCTGTACAGGTAGCAACATACAGAGATAGTAAAGGCTCACCTATCGCACAGAAGCTACGTTACCCTGATAAGAACTTTCAGATACTAGGTAACGCTAAGAAGATGGGGCTGTACGGTGAACACCTATGGCAAGCAGGAGGTAAGATGGTTACTGTATGTGAGGGAGAGGTAGA